CCACTGCTCGCCTGTCTCCCGCGCCGGCGGCTCCTCGGCCTCCAATACGGGGGTCATGGCACAACGCCCGTTGGGATGATCGTCCAGCCGTTCATCCAGCGCGTGAATCGATCCATCCATCGCCAGGCACGCCGGGCAGGTACGCGGTTGGTGCGCCGCCAGCCACCGCCACCCCCGGATCAGGTGGCGGTTCTCCTGGTAGGTCCGCCGCGTGCTTTCGCGGTAGGCCCGCAGCACCTCCGTCCGGCTAATCGTCAGCGCCCGCGAGAGCGGCACCCCGAACGCCTGGCGCACGAACCGGGCAATCTGCCGCGGGTTCTGGCCGGTCGCCAGCCCTACCAGCAGCGCCCGCTCAACCCCCGCAGCGGCCTCCGCACCCAGGCCGTCCAACAGCGTGCGCAACGGCCCATCCGACAGGAAACCAACCAGGTCCTCGGTCGCCTCCACCGGCAGCCGGTTCCACGACGTTGTGATCCGCGCCGCCTGCTCCTCGGTTTGCGCCGCCGCTTGCGCCTGCTCGCGCGCATGCTCCTGTGCTGCCAGCACAACCTCGGCCTGCTGCGCCAGCACGCTTTTCTCTACCTGGCCGGCAAACCGCTGCACCTCGACCAGCACCTGCTCGCGCAGCGCCTGCCAGCGCTGCTGCCGGAACAGCCAGGACGCCCGCACCTCTTCGCCGGCCCGCCTGGCCTCCTCAATCCGCCGGGTGATGTACTCGAGCTCAGCCTGGATGCGCTTCCACGCCTCGCCATAGGCGCGCACCATCCGCGCCGCCGCATCGCGCTCGCCCGCCAGCAGCGCCCGGCGGTGAGCCTCCACCACCTCGTAGATGCGCCCATGGGCGGACTCCGAGTCCACGGTTACTGCTCCCCGCGGTCAAATGCCGTCAGCAAGCCATCGGCCAGCTGCCTCCCGCCGGCCTCGCGCTTCTCCCGCTCTAGGTCCGGATCAAACCCCAGCCGCTGCAGCAGCGTATCAGCGCTTGCCCCAAGCTGCTGGTGCAACAGCGCCGTCTCCGCTTCCGCCCGTGCGTCAACAGGGAGCAGCTCCGGCCAGTGGATCAGCGTGCGGTTCTCTTCGCCGTAGCCACCCAGGGCCAGCAGCCGCCGGTTCACCTCTACAAGCAGGTCGCCATACGTCCGGCGCTTGCTCTCCGTCTTCTCCAACAAGGGCTGATACAGGATTTTGAGCGCCACCCCCGACAACGCTCCCGCCCGGTCCAGCTTGCCCGTCGCCACCTCCGGTACTCGCGCCACCTCGTGCAGCGCCTCGCGCAGGCGCTCATACACGGAGATGCTGCTCGAGAGGTCGCTCACCATCTCCAGATTGCGCAGCTCCGCGTCAGGGGAGGGGAGCACGATCGTCTCGTCCACGGCGATGTTCAGCTGGCCCGCCGCGAACCCCTTGCCCCAGGTCTTCGGGTGCGCATGATACCGGATGATCCGCGCCAGGTTCGACAGCACGAAGTTCAGCGCCCGGTTGAGCTGCAGCACGTCCTCTTCCAGGTCGCTGATACCCCAGTATTCATGCGGGCAGGGCATGTTTTGCGTGTCCACGATAGGAGGCCACGGATGCGGCCAGGTGGCCTCCGCGGTCGTCTCCCACTGCGCGCTCCCCTCGCGGCTCACCTGGTCTGTCACCCGCCACACGGCGCCGTCCTGCTCGATGAGCTGTCGTATCACGATGGGCTTGCCGGTGCGTGGGTCCACCGCCGGGTATTGGATGCGGTAGCGCGTCACCTTCTCGATGTCGTCGGGCTCCCAAGTCGGCGTCACTGTCGCCGGGTCCAAGATCACCAGGCGCGGGTAGCTGCCGGGTATCGTGGCCGGCACGATCTTCACAAATGCATGCCCCCCGATCGCACCGCTCAGGGCCAGCCGTTGCAGGAACGTCGCCTTCCGGTTCGCGCTCCAGCACGCCTCCAGCCACTCCTCCGCCGGCGTCGTGGCCGTCTCGTCCAATTCAAACCGCGGCTCCTGTCCGAAGAGGAAGCTCACGCCCTTGTCCACCAGCGTCCGGCAATAGTTGACGATCACGTTGTCATCGGGCTGTCCGGGGCGCACCTTGAGCTGCCTTTCGTGCTCACCGTGGTAGGCTTTCCAGCGCTGCGCGATGCGGTTGGCACGCGCGATCTCTTCCGCCGCCGCGCCCTCCGCCACCGAGGCGGCCACCAGGCTATTCGCACCGCCAAACAACCCAAACAGGCCCATCTGCTACCCCCACAAACTCGGCGCAAGCTCCACCCGGCCACGGTCCACGTGCATGACCAGGTACCGCATGCAGTCACAACCGTGGTCGTTCTCCTTGACCGGCTGTTCCCCGCGTTTCTGACCGTGCGAGGTATCCCACACGTAGCCCTCCACCTCGTCCTCGGTGCAGGTGGGCAGCTTCCGATCCACCAGCTCCTGGTCAAGCTCAACCAGGCTGTCGCGCATGAGATAGAGCCTCGGCTTACCGTCACCCGCAGGCTTGAGTCGCTCCTTTACCGCTTGAATGCCCGGACTGACCATCTTGATCGCTGCCACGGTCGACATGTTGGTTTCCAGCGTGAACGTCGCCCGGTCCTCGGCGTCGTGGTCGCAGATGACGGCCACCGGGCGCGGTTCGTCGGCACACACGCGCTTGATCTCCTGTGCGTGCTCCGCCACCGTCCGCCGAGTCTTGTAGATCTCCCGGTAGCGATACAACCGGCCGTCCGGGTCCTCTGCCCACGCCTGCCACACGAACGGGTTGGTGAAACCGAAGTCGATCACCCAGTAGCGCCGCCAATCCGCTGGGATTGGGAACCGATTCACCACGTGAACCGTAGCATCCCACTCGTCGTAGATGATGCCCTCGGCGGAGACCCACAGACCCTTGCGTAACCGCAGATAGCGCACCCCGGTCAGCCTGTCCAGCACCGCGATGTAAGCCCGGCCCCGCTCCGTCCACTCGCCACGCTTGCGGTCGTAGAGCAGCGGGTTATCCTCATGCCGGCTCTCAATCATCCTGGTTCGGCCGGCATCACAGCGCAGCTTCAGCCAATGCGTCCGCTGCGCCGGGTTGCAGTCGGCAATTATCTGCTGGTAGGGGATCACGCCGTTACGCAGCGGGCGGGTCAGCGTCTCCCACTCATCTTCGGAGAGCTCGGTGGCCTCCTGCACATAGATGATGTCATACTCGGTGGAGAGCGTTTTCGACGGCTTGTCCATGCCGCCGACGACGATCTCAGAACCGTTCGGATACTTGTAAGAATGACGGTGTTCGCGCTTTGGGCCAAGCGCCGCGGGGTGTCCCTCGGGAAGCACGTCGCGCTCGTAGGTCACCAACCCCGTCTCGGTGAGCGATGCCCGCGTCTTGCGGATGATCAGCAGCCGGCAGCCAGCATACTTCTCCGCGCACAGGTGCAGCTTCTCCAGCGCTGCCCGTGATTTCCCCGTACCCGCCGGCCCGCACAGCAGCACCTCGGGATCTTTGCAGAGGATGAACTCCCGTGCCGCGCCTACCGGCTGATAGGGGCGGTTGCGTTCGGTGATCTCGTGGCGCCGCACACACTACACCTCTTCCGGATCGAAGCCCACATAGGCCTTCACCGCCTGGCCGGCCGAGGTGATGTCCTGCTTCTTCGGCGCATCCAGGCCCCAGATCGCCCGGATGTCGGCCAGGGCGCCACGCGCCTGCTCGATGAACCGCGGATCCCCTGTCTGCGCCCGCGCCTGCCGCACCACCTGATCCGGCAACGGCACCACCTCACCCTCGCGGGTTGTCGCGGCGCGCCCCTGGGTCACCGTCACCGTCTCCGCCGGCTCCTTCGACCGCCGCCACGCATCCAGCGCCTCATCGAAAAGCCGCTCAAGCTGGGCCGTCTGTCGCGCCTTTACGTGTTCCGCCTTGTTGGCGAACTCCTTCGCCAACCGCTGCTCCACCCGGCTCAGCATGCGAGATACGGTGGACGTGGAGATGGGCTTACCGGTCGCCGGATTGATGAGCTCAGCAGCGATCGCCGCCAGGTTCTTCTCACCAGAGATACGCATCTCCCAAGCCCGGCGCTCGAACTCTGCCTTCACCTCCTTGGGTAGATCCGCCGCCATTTTCCCCACCTCCAGATTCCACCCTTGGTTTCCACCCCAACGAAAAAGGGGCCGGCCCATAGGACCGCCCCCGAATCAGCAACTTTCAGTCCTCTACATAGCGAGGGTGGGATTGGAACTTGCGCTGTAACGCACGGCCGGCCGGCCGCAGGCGCCTTTCAGTCCTCTACATAGCGAGGGTGGGATTGGAACTCCTTGCGCCACAGGCGTTCAACTTCTATGCGTTCAGCCCTTTCAGTCCTCTACATAGCGAGGGTGGGATTGGAACAGTAGCTAGCCC